GGGGAAGCTCACGCTACCCGTGGTTAGCGGTACGACGGGGGCCCTTGATGGGACCCTGACCTTCAATTTCGAGCTCCTGCGCCCAGCTAAGCTGGCTGTTAGTCACGTCGACGAGGCCTATGCCCGCTTCAAAGAAGCGGTGGCCCAAGCGATCGTGAAAGCAGCCGCCCAAACTGGCGCAATTCCCACTTAACCTAGGAAACTTGAATGGAACAGACTTTGATTGTGTCAAGCCTGGCCCGTAACGTCACCCTTCGGTGCGAACGGACAACCAGCCGAGTTTCCGTCAGACTTGAGACGTCTGACACTGGAGATGGCATAGTCCAATGGAACTTCTTCCCCGAGAACCAAAGTCCTTTATCGGACGCTGGCACAAGACGGAAGAGGAACCAGGAGATTATGTTGGGCCGTATGGCCCTTGAAATACTCCAGCTTAGGTTCTCCCATGACGACATTGACAAAGTCTTGCACTTTGTCACTGGTCGCTTGGTTGAGTGGCAGCACGTGGAATGGAGGTGACCAGTGATGGATACCTCCAGACTTCGAGCCGGATCTCGAGTCCCAAAGAAGCTGAGAAGCCTTTGGGGATCCCTGGCCGCAACGGCCCAGGAACTGCAGGTCGACGGATTTTCCGTCCTTGCAGAGGTTGCTACCGAGTTGTTTGAAGCGCTTGCGACTCCTGTCTCACTATCTTGTGAGATTATGCTACGATACGGTGAACTGGTACAACTCGTCCAGAAAACCGTCTCGCCCGCGTCCTATAATGACCAATCTCGGTTCGCTGATGACTACCAAGCCGTCAGCTTCTTGAGAAAAGTCCCCTTCAAAATCGAAGGTTTGGATGCGGAGGCCGCCGCTCGGAAGAAATTCCATGAGAGTGAGCGGTCGTGCAAGGAGACCAATAAGCGGATCAGGGCTTTCCTGGCTAACCCCGATAGGGCTAGCGAGGTCGTGCGCAGGGCATATTGTCTTGCGGGTAACGCGATCAGTGAAGTTCTTGGTTCCCATGTTGGTTCTCGCGAGTGGCTGAACAGCTGTCGTTTTGGCCCGGGGGCGTTTAACCACCCCTCGGTGCGCGGACTCACGTCCGTTTATGACAAGCTGCAAGTCACCCCGAGCGTCACACCTGACTTTCGGGACACGGGGGCTATACTCGTGATGAGTTCGCCATCGTGGGCACGCAGTATAACAGATACGGAGACGGACGGCTTTTGGCCGTTCGTTAAAACCGCAGATCTGTGTACGGTGCCCGGCAACCGCGTAACGTTCGTTCCGAAAACCGCCACAACGGAGCGGGCTATCGCAATCGAGCCTTTAGTCAACATCTATGCCCAACTTGGGCTAGGTACGCTGATTCGGGGCTACTTGAAAGCGAAGGCCCACATCGATCTTGATGATCAGACAACTAATCAGTTGCTTGCTCAGGAAGGGTCGATACGTGGTTTTCTCGCGACGATTGATCTCTCTAGCGCTAGTGATACTATCGCTAAAGAGGTCGTCCGTGCCCTCCTCCCGGAGGCATGGTTCGGTGCTCTCGATTTGTGCCGATCAAAAGTCGGTTATCTCGATGGGATACCATTCGTTTATGAGAAGTTCTCCTCTATGGGGAATGGTTTCACGTTCGAACTTGAGACTCTGCTCTTTTGGGCATTGGCTCGTTCGGCGTGTATCATTGCAGACGTGCCAGAAATGGTTAGCGTCTACGGCGATGATATCATAGTTCCGGTCGACGCCTACGCGACTCTTGAGGAGATCCTTACCTTCTTCGGCTTCGAGCTTAATCGTTCGAAATCCTTTAAAGGAGGGAGATTCCGTGAGTCGTGCGGGAAAGACTACTATGACGGGAAGGACATCCGTCCCTTCTTCCAAAAAGAAGTTCCTGAAACGCTTGATAGCGTTCTCGGCCTTGCTAACGGCATACGTAGGCTTGCTCATCGCCGCGTCGCACCTTTTCAAGGGTGTGACGTGCGCTTCGAGCGAGTCTGGCGACGCTGCTTGCAAGGCATTCCTATTGCTCTTAGACGTCATCTTAAAGTCCCTGCTCACGCAGGTGACCGCGATGGCATTATAAGCAATTGGGATGAGGCACAGACCAGCTCTTTTGTCTATCCCCAACCGGGTGGATGGGAGGGTTGGTCGTGTATCAGGTTGGGCCCATGCCCCCAAGAGGGTCCTCAAAGTTCCAACTTTGAGGGTGGAGTAGCTTCGCTACTTTATAGGGCTCGTGACGGATTTGGAGACGACTATTCCCCTGCCGATCCGAGGCAGGGGCGAGACGTTGTCTTCAG